AGGAACCCCCAAGGCCTGAAGCCCTGATTCTCCCCTCCCGTAATTTCCTATGGATGACTTCGGTCCTCCAAGGATCTAAATAATGGTGCAGGCAAATATTATCAAACTAACCTTTTGCGAGAGGTTTTGATAGATTTCGTTTGAGATCCATCATAGTCTTCCGCATCCGGAAAGTCTGATTAATATTCGTTACGAAATTAGGATCAAAGTCCAACTGCTTGTACAACTCACATCCAAACGTGGTTATTCGGTAGATCGGTTGAACTGCCGAACGTCTACGCTTAGCTAATTGGTCGAGATCGACTACCGTTCCTGTTTCCATGAACGGGAGTAGCTCTCCCCAAACGCTAAGTTTAGACGACATTTCCTCCAGGCGTGTCACGCTATTATGAATAGCATGATACACCGGGTGGATTTGTGCCCCAGGTTTCGATGTGTCTGCAATATCTCCAAAAAGGGAGCTCATCACGGTTCGAAGTTTAACTTCGTATCGTGACAGTTTCCCCACTAAGAGTATTACAGATCCATTGGCTACTGCGCTGGCAACCCTTGAAAGTTCGCTTTCAAGCATTGCTGCCTGAGCAGGAATCACATAGTCCGAGTTCTTTGTGGCATTTGCCATAAAGAATCTTACTTCCTCATAATTAAATGAGTGTAAGTTTCGGAGTGTAAAATGGAAGTTCTGAAGCAGATTTCTTATATGTTTCAGTTTTCGAACTGGAACATTAAGAGATTTGTGCAAACAGATCACTGCCTCAACACTACTAGACAAGTCAGAAGGTGAGTAGCCTCTGCTCGATAATTGTATAATACCCGACAAGGCCTCTAATGGGGCCTTTAAGGTAGAAACAATCATCGACATCGGATATCCACTTACCTCAAGGCCGTTGTGGAACCAACGCTTTGCGAACTCATATGTCGTTTCTGACACGTGAGTTTTCATTGCGGAGATTTCCACACCGATACCTTTACACAGTTTAATATACTCCTCAGCTACTTTATCGTTAGTAATAACGATATCGTCGCCGAGAAGGATATAATCCTTAGTTGGATAACATCCAGCTAGGAAAGCTGCGTACTGAACTAGCATATGGTGCGAGAGAGTGAACATGGCCCACGAGCTTTTCGCTCCCATTGGTTGACCTACTTCATAACGAAGCATGTCACCATTAGGAGCTGCAAAAGGCTCGTTGGTCATTATCGACCCCCATGCGGCTGCATAAGCTCCTCCTAACATTTCTGCTAGAAGTTGCTGTTGCAGTTTCAATGGGAATCGATCTGTCGCGTTCTTCAGGTCGAAGCTGTGAAACTTCGATCCTCCATTCTTCACAATGTGAGGGTCCTGCGTGAAAGTTCGATCTTGTGGAAATTTCCGAAGCAAAGTAAATAACTGGTCGGATAGACCAGCTAGTACTTGCTGAGAAAAATAATCCACAATACCGATCACCCGGACTTTTAGTTCCGGGTCTTTCACAAGGGATAGACGTCGAGTCCGGATCTTATCGGAATAACCTATCTCCGCGAAGATTTTTATCTTCGCTTCAATATGGTCATTTTTGATATGATCCCGAAACGACATCCAAAGATCCTTGATCACCGTTGCACCCTTCAATCCAACCATTATTACTGTGGCGGCCCATCTTGGGCCGTCCCAGTCCTTAATGGAATGGACGGAAGTTAACAACGACTGACCTTTGGGTCCTCCTTTCATAGTGAAAGCCAGCATAGACACGTCCAATTCCTGTCGGAAGAGTTCGAGATCAAAGTCCTTGACGAAACGTTCTACGAACGTTTTATCAATTTCTTTGAAATCGCCCGAAAATGGAGCAGTAATGCTACTATAATCGGGTTCTCCTTCGGCAGTTATTGCACGTGAGACTACCAATAGAGTTATAACAAACCGGATTCGAGTGGGGTCTCCAGAATCGATCTCATCTTTCAAGAAGAGAATCGACTTTGGAAAACCAGCCTGAATACCAAGTAGGTCATCCACTCGTGAGAGCGGACTTCCAGCAAGGTATCGGGTTACCACCAGACGAATTAATTTAATTCGTTTAATGGTCCACTTGATTCCTTTGGTTCTGATCCAACGGGCAAGTAGTGCTAACCACTTGCTCGCCATACTTCGTGCCTTAGCATTATCTAAATTCGTGAAGAATTTCGAAATCATCCATTTAAGGATTTTTGAGAAGTTTTTCATTGAATAATGATGTGTTAAGGTTGTAGTATTTGGTGACGGTAACTTGATTTTGAAGTCTCAAGTCTATTGCTAAACCAATATGTGAGGGTCGTCGACCACAGCTCGCTATCTCCACTACACCTTTCGGAATAACCCCCTTTTAATTCTCCTCTCGTCCCCGAAACGGGACAGGAACGAGATTTGAGGGTGGGTTACCCGGACCGTGTAGATGGGGAGAAAGGGTGGTTAAGTCCATCCTCCTGATAACAGAACCGCATAGGCCGGTTCCTAACACACAACCGTATGAGAGGTCAATTTCACCTTCGTCGCATCATAATGC